TTGCAGCCCTTGCCAAAAGCCGACAAAAAACGCCTTGACGGGTTGCCAATATTTGTAAACTGCCAGTGCGCCTAAGCCAATAGCGGTTACCAGCAGTCCGATAGGGTTAAGCGCGGCGGCGCGGCCGACGAATAGCAGTGTTTGTCCAACCCGCATCAGCGTCCCAGAGGCAGTACTCATCATGGTTCTCAAATGCGTAAATGCGCGCCTGACTTGAGCCAATGACGGCATTAGATCAGTCAGTGACGGCATTAGCGCATCGACTGCCTGCGACAGCACTTCATACCCCATCGCTGACGATTCTGGAGGTTCTATCTGTTCGACTATCTCGCGATTCATCGCTGGTACTGCCGGCAACACAGCCGCCGAATGCTCGTCGCGCACCTGACGCACAGCATCCTCCGGCTGGCTCAGTTTAGCCGGCGACAGCTGTTCAATGATCTCACGGTTCTGAATGATTGGCGCTGGCGATAGCAGATTAGCAACGTCATTCGGCATGGCTGCGGCAGGAAGCGCAGAAATGCCCAGCACAAATGCCGTTCCGGCCATTTGCTTACTGAGTTTATTTATTTCATTTAGTGGTTCCTGTTGGCTCCGATTAATGCCAACGGTTAAGCCCTGCATAGTTTGGTCGCCCATTACCGCAAACACTTTACTGGGGGAAGCAATACCCAGTACGTCTTTGAACCAGCCGATCGCATCGGTGGCCGCATTGGTAATGGTTTCTTTTACTTCGGCCAGCTTGCCGGTGATGCCTTTAACTAGACCGTCCATTGTCATTTCGCCCAGGCTGCTAAACTTGGCTGGCAGTCCTGTGAAGAACGAGACAATGTCGTCAAAGTTGTTCACGATGAGTCCAATTGGCGACCATGAAAAAACCGTTTTCATGGTGCCCCATATTCCAGAAAGCACAGCTTTAATTGGCTCAGGTAAGCCATTGAAATAACTTTTAACGGCTTCGATACCCTCGCCCGCGAGCGATTTGATGGTTTGCCAGAAGTCTGACATCCACGCTTTAACTGTGTCCCAGTGGGTGACCAGTAAATATCCCGCACCGATTAACGCGGTAATGCCTAAGATCAGCCAGCCGATTGGTGTGGTGAATAGTGCTATTGATAGCGTTTTTAATCCGCCCAATATCCACGAAAATGCACCGCCCAGCTTAGTGATGGCACTGCCTACAAGCGGCAATGACTTAATGCCTAGTATTTCTGCACTGTATTTAATCATCGCCAGCGGGCCCAATATCCCTGCAAGCATGAGTGTCAGTGTTCCACCTGCAACGGCTAGCGCCCCCACGCCCATAGCGACTTTAAATAGAGTGCCAGTGAGCTCGGGGTTGGCTTTTATCCATGTGCCGAGCTTTTCGGCCATTTCGCCCAGCCAGTTAACCAGCTGCTTAAGCTCCGGTGCTACGGCCTCGCCAACGTTAACAAGCGCATTGGTAAAGGTTCCCGTGGCGGCATCCCATAGGTTTGTCAGGGTATTTAACTGCTCGTTAACCCTGAGTTGCAGCGATGCTTGCGCCTCCATCTTTGCAGCTGTTTCTCGGTAGCCGGCAATACCTTTGGTGATCATAATGTTCATCACTTGTAAGGTTTCGGCATCATCACCATAGATCTGCTTGAGTACAGATAGACGGGTCTCAGTATTTAGCCCTCCGAGCTTTTGTAGCTGGCTAAACATATTTTCTAATCCGGCAAACTCGCCTTTACCGTCAGTAAAATCGAGCTTAATCCCCATGTCCGCCAGAATGTTGTTAGCTTTACCAACTTTGCCCGTATCCATAGAAAGCTGAAATGCTTTACGGTAAGCGTTACCTGAGGCTTCACCCGCCATACCGGCTTGGTCTGCCATAACAATCAGCGGGCTTAACAGTTGAGCAGCTTCAAGCCCTTGTTTACGCAGCACGGGTAATGCAGAGCTCAGCTTACTAAAGCCTTGCAGCATATTGGTTTTATCAACACCGAGATAATATGAACGTTGGATAACGTCCATTAGGTTCATCATGTCTTTTTCGGCTGTGCCTGTTGCGTCTTGCAATTTAGCTGCAAATTCTGCCGCCTCATTAAATGGCAGCTTCATTTGAACGCCTAAAAAAGCGGTCGCTTCGCCTAGCCCGCCTAAAATCGCTTTGGATGACATACCTTGCTGGATAAGGGTTGTCATCATGTCCTGAAAGTCGGCAGTAGTGCCTGGGAGTTTATTACCGAGCTGAGTTGCTAGTGCATTAATCTCGGCAAACTCTTTACGAACAACACCACCCGCCCCCATCATCGAGACTTTAAGCCCCGTGGCGGCGGTTTCTGCTTTTGAATATTCAATGATCGGGACTGCTGAGGCGGCACCAATGGCCGCCCCCGTGGCGACCATGCCAGCACCTTTGCCTGCAAGATCGCCCTGTAATGCCTTGGCTTTTTGATAATTTGCGCCAGCATCATTGAGGCGCTTTTGCTTTCTCGACACGGCGTCTAGCTTTTTGCGTTGCAGCTCCATGACATCGGTTGTTTGCTGTATTTTTTCTTTGAGATCTTTTTGGGCGTCGCCAAGTTTGCCGGTATCGATACCGGAGTCACGCAGCTTTTGCCTGTGCTCCCCAAGTCCAGTGCGCTGCTTTTCTAGGGTTCGGCTTAAATCCCGCACCGCTTCGTTGGCCTTTCTAAAGTCAGTTCGCATCTTGTTGGAGGCTTCCCCCCCTAGCGCCTTCATTTGCGCCTGCATCTGTTTCACTTTCGCCTGCGCATCGACTAGTGTGGATGCGGTGCTTTGCATGGCCTTTTGCTGTTTTTTAAAGCCGTCGATTTGTGCTGACTGTTTATTGAGCTCTTTAAGTTTATCGCGCGTGGCTTTTAATTCCCCCGAGACACCACCGCTGGCTTCGCGGATTTTTTTAAGTGGGCCAGTGACTTTATCAACCATGTCCAGCAGCAGTTTTAACTCGAGTTTTTTTGACATTCATGGCCTCACTTTGGTGGGGAGTGTTGCAGGTTCCAGCGGGATATGGCTTTCTCGTGCCAGCGCATTAGCTCATCGATGTCCATGGCGTACATTTCGCCAGGTGGCCAGTGGAACACCATGGCGATATCTGCCATGGTGTCGTCTACGCTACTGGGGAGTGTTATCGCATTTTCTTTGGGATCAAAAAACTGGTGACTTCCCCCGCGAGCTGCACAAAATCTTCTGCTGCAAGTTCTTGTACTTCTTCTTTGGTGAGCAATGGCGAAGTGATTCGCGGCAGTAAGTTGGACACGGCATTAACATCCATGTTGAGAATATCCACTACGTTGAGGCCGCGCAGTTCGCCTGTTTTGGGCTTGCGTAATTGAATTTCGGAGATCACTTCTTTGCCGCGAGTGATTGGGTTATCTAAAGTGACGGTTTTGTGAGTTGCTTCTGACATAGTTAGACTCTCTGTTATGGCCAGGATGGCCGGTATGCGGCTAGAGGGCAGGATGCCCAGCGCCGCCTAATTTTAAAAAATGCCCGCATACGGCTATGTATTGCGGGCTTAGGTTGGTATTAACGCGTTAAGCCTGAGTTATAACCCGATGGCTTTACGGTGTTCGGCCATCATGTCGACGCCGTTGATTAGCTCAATGCCGTTAACGGTATCGACTTCAACCAGCACTTCCCCGCCTGCGGTTTCTTTGTAGTACGTGCAGGTCATGGTGGCTTTGGTTTGGCTGTTGTCGCCCGTTTTGTACGTGCCGCGATCGAGCTCTTTGTAACGGCCACGGCATACGATTTCGACCGCTTGTACTTCGCCAGTGTCGTCACGTTGGAATGAACCGGCAAAGCGCAACATCACACCATCGATTTTGCTGGCTGACATTTGCTTAACCAGCTTGGCCTCGTAACCGCCAAGGGTGAACTCAACGCCTAGGGCGTCATCGTCTAGCCCCATGTCGATATCAGCTGCACCTGGCATGCCGCCGCCACGGTATTTTTCAAATTTGCGGCTGAGTTTGGCGGGGGTAAATTCTTCCGCTACACCAATCCAGTTTTCACCGTCACCGAATAGGTTGAGGTGCTTGAGTTTTCTTGGTAACGCCATGGTTTATCCTTAGGCCGCTGCTACTGCGGACGCGAAGTCGACCAAATAGCGGTCGGTAATTTTTTGACGGAAGGTTAAATCTTCCAGCGGAGGCACTGGGGTGTAGTCGTAATCGATATACAACTTGCCCGCCTTGATGGTGCTAACGTCGTTAACGTCTTCGCTGTACCAGGCTTGGCCATCGACGATATAGCCAAGGCCCTTTAGCTCGCGGAACTTGGCGTTAATGCCTTCGATGATGTCCTTAACAAGCGTTGGGGTTAGCGGTTTATCCACTGCCCACATATGCGCATCAGCAATGGTGTCAGCCAGCACTTGCGCGGTGCGGGTGTAGTTTTCAAACTGGAATAACGGATCTTCCGAACAGGTACGCGAGCCCCAAAAACGGAAACCTGATTGATTAATCAGGGTGGTAATGTCGTTACTGTTTAGGTAACCGGCATCTGTTGATGGATCCTGTAAATCCCAGTACACGGGTTTGCTTAAACCGGTAACGCCGCTAACGGTGACGTTGGATAAGGTTTTGTGCCAGCCGACTTCTTTATCGATACGGGCGCGCAGGCCGAGGGCGCGGGCAACTGCTGGCGCAGTGGTATTGCCTTTGGCTACGGTATCAAATGCAACAAAGTCAGGCCAAATGATCATGACTTCACGGTCGCCAAAGTTTTCACGGTAAGCCACGGCTTCTTCTTTGGTGGCGCAGCCATAAGCGCTGATATAGGCAAAGGCGCGCAGCTTTTTAGCGGTAGAAGCAAGTTCGGTGGCAACTGGCAAGGTGTCTAATCCTGGCACACCAATAATGCGCGGTTTGACACCGAGTAAAGACTGTGCAGCCAGCAGCGCCTTAAGGCCGGTATACTGCCCTTGTGGGGTTACAGTGCCGACAATATTCGCCGTTGTGGCTGTTTCATCCGCCCCCTGCTCAACACGTACCACAACGGTAAGTGTATTCACTTGAGCGGCAATGGCTTCTAGCGTGGGTTTTAACGTACCTAAGGTGCCTGCTTTACCAATGGCTTGCATAACATTGGTGAGCAATACTGGGGTGTTTAGCGGGAATAGTGTTGCATCAGCATCGCTGGCGGTGCAGACAATGCCGATAACTGAGGTTGATACTGTACGAATAGTTCGGGTGCCATCATTGACTTCAATGACGCGGACCCCGTGGTGATAATCCATAATAAGCTCCGGTGCTGTGGGTTTTGCAAAACTAAGCAGGGCTAAGCTTGCAGAGCACACCGGAGCGGTGCTACTGGTTTGAGTGGTAAGAGTCGTTTATTGACCTAAAAACCTCTGATCATTCATCAGTTGTAATAGGGTAGCGCTGCTTGATCTCGACCACTTTATCGCGCCACGCTTGCTCACTTTCTGGCGTTTGGTCGTATTGCCACTCCATATACAGCGGGTCCGACTCTTCTCGGTACGCAGCCTGACGTTTTTCGATGTTTTGCGACAACTCAAAGTCACGCTGGGCGAGCACAGAATTTACCTGTTCAGTGCTCATGCCTAGGTTGTTCATATATTCACGCGACACATCAGTATGCGATACGCCGTTAAATAAATAGGTGAATTTTTCATTCATTGCTGTTTCTCCTGAACGGCTTGCTAAGCAAAGCCTTTGTTAGGTTGTAAGTATTGGCATGGCTAGCGTGTCCTAGCCATGATTGGATGGTTTGCTTTATCTCCACTAGATTGATCTCGCCTTCACCAAACTTCCTATGGAACTGCTTTAGCTTGGCTTTTATTCGATTGACGCTGCACTTTCTTAATAGCCTATGGCCTGAGTAAATTCGATACCCCAGAAAATCTAAGCTTCTACCTTGACTGGTTGAAATGGGAAAAACTTGCGTCTTACTGTTAGTTTTGAGCCTGAGATGTTGATGCAAAAAAGTTTCTATCTCATGCCTCCACGCATGGAGCTTGGTTTTATCCTGGTGCACGATGACAAAGTCATCCATATAGCGCACGTAGTTTTTCGCCTTTAGATTGTGCTTAACAAATCTATCAAGCTCATTGAGATAGATGTTGGCAAATATCTGGCTCGTTAGGTTACCCAGCGGAATACCTACGCCGAGCGCATCACTCGGGCTGTTGTCAATGATATAAAACAGCAACGCTTTGGTGCGCTCGCATTGTATTTTTGCATTTAGCAGCGATTTAAGAATGTGGTGATCAATGCTAGAAAAATAACGACTAATGTCCGCCTTAAGTGCATAAGCTTTGCCGTGTTTTTGCTCCACACGCTTGATAAAAAGCTGTGCTCTATCAGCACCTTTATGCGTCCCTTTATTGCGCCTGCAGGCGTAAGAGTCGTGAATATACTGCTGGTCAAAAAGCGGCTCTATGATGTTGTAAATCGCACGATGCACCACTCTGTCTTTAAAATGTGGTGCCGAGATTAATCGGCGCTTTGGCTCAAAGACATAAAAGTGATGATATGGTGACATTTCATACATGCCCCACATTAACTCGTTTTGAATTTGAATCACGTTCTCTTCAAGATGATTGAAGAATGCCAGTGTTGCATTGGCTTTTGTTTTGCCTCTAC